GATATTCCTTATTGTTTTAACCATGTCACAATCCCATACTAAATTTTTTGATTGGATGACGCAAACAGTATTGTTTGAGCGATCTCCATTGCTTGTTCGAATCCATCACGAAAACGATTCTTTTGATGCCCATTAGAATTGAACCATTGTAAATTTTCAATCGTTCCTTGCTTACGTTCGTTTGGAATCTCAAGATTCAATACGTGTTCTTCAAACTGAGAACGTAGAACAAGGTACTCAAAAATCTTCATCATGTTTTCCTCTATTTTTGATCACAGATTCATAACTGATCCAGAATAGCACACCTGAAATCAGTAGCATCAAGTTCAAATGAACTAAGCCAGCCGACAACATATCTGCTACCATAAAGATGAACAGATAGTCATACCAATAGATATTTTCCATATATTATCTATTCACAAGCGGAGTTGAAGTTTGGCTGTCGTGATAATCGCCATTCGCATAGTAGTCACGTGTTGCGCTCTCTTTCACCATCATTCCATCTTTGATTCGATAAGTGACGATCTCACGTCGAACGACTCCTGTGGTATCTGCATCAAAAGTATTCTTGAATGGACCTTCGGTCATTGTTTTCCCTTTCTAAATGTTTGCACATCTTTGGTGGTAACCTCTACCGACTCCATCGGCACCTCTCGATGCGCACCACGAATCCGGCTTAAGTTTAGGTTTGATCTGAGTTACTCCAGTTATATATCCAGTTGCTTGTTGTGCTACACACGAACTCCCATATAGTTTCGAAGGATTGATGTCTAAATGTATTTCAGTCTCGTATCCATCGATAAACGGAGAAAGTTGACTGTATAACTCAGTAACCTTGAATACTTCATTCATCAAACGTAGAGCAGGCCTGTCTTTCTTTGTATCATAATCTCTTTGATGACTTATGTTTTCGAAAATTTTACACCCGTTCTTTCCGTTCTTATGAATAATTGCTACAGTTGTATATTTAGCCCACCATTCAAATTTCTTTAGATACCTACTGCTATCACAACCAAAATAAATCTTTGTGTTCTCATCGAGTTTTGTTAGCATGTCGACAAATTCTTCGATTTGATTCTCTGTAAACATTTGTTTTCCTTATTTTCATTTACAGTGTTTTTCACAAACGTAAAATATATGATCTCCAACCGTGCCATATACTTCCATAGAATGACGCCAAGACGGAGATACAGACTTGGTATGATAATGAGTAACACCAGAGTTTTGACTGAATCCCTCGATGTATCTTTGTGCAATATTTTCGATGGTAATCAGGGACAACTTATCAAAATGAGTGTCATACTCTGAAGGATCGTCCGACATTCCATCGTCAGTAAAACTGAATTGCTTATATTGAAAAACGACGGAGCAAACATCATCAGGATAATCCGGATGAGCAACACGATTCATTACGGTTTCAGCAACCATCTCGATGCCAAACGACGGTTGATCACGTGCTTCAAAGAATAAAGCGACCACAAGACATTCAAGACCGGTCATGCTGTATCTCCCATATATCCCTGCCACCAATCTGGTGCGCCACGTTCCTTTTCCCATTTCGCAAACGGCTTTGCTGCGTGATAGTAGTTGCGGTATGCCTGAACTGCATCGCCTTCAACCTTACATTTTGGATAGTGATTCATTGCCTGAGCGAATGGTGTTAGAGGACCGTCTTTGATATTTTTCGGCAGAACACTCAGTTCTTCTTTGAGTTTAGCAATGGTCATGTGAGTCTTTTGATAACGATATTCAAATTCTTTACCAAGAGCAACAAAATGTTCGTAGTGCCATTGATAGTTTGCGCTCGAAATGCCAGTCCACACGGTACAAGGATGCGACATATGAACTGCTTTATAGAGAACATCCTCACGATAGTCTGGGAGTCTCCAGTATTTTACCATACGTTTACCAGATTTAGATCGATGCTTTTCCTCAATGCCATCAAGCATTCTATGAACAGTTGATAACATTTGTGCGCTTTCAACCACCATCTTAGGTGTATGGCGATCACACATCATTTGTGCTGCTGTCACTGGGTCTTCTGATAAGATGAAGATGTTCATGTTCTTTCCATAAAAAAAAATCCAGACAGATACAATCTAACCTGTCTGGATTCCTTTGTCAACCGATTTTTGCAATTTCCTCTATTCGTCGCCGTAAAAATATTAGTTTTTCTTCAACCCTTTGAGCAAGTGCATGATCCCCCTTATTTTTGAGCTCTAGTACATACTGTGAAAGTTTGTCAGAATCATTTTCGAGCCGTTCGAGTTGAGTTGAAACCATTGCTGTCCTCTTATTGTTATTTCAGCAGAAGATTTGGAAAAGCCTCCTCTACTACTGATCGGGTTAGGCCTTTAGGCGGTTTTTTGTTGATCATATTAACAACCACATTGGCATCCTCAGGATGAATCGATTCAAGAATACCAATGAAGATTTTTTCGCGACGAATTTGATTGAGATCCGGACCCTTACCACCCTTCACGAGATATGCGAACATCCTGCATTCTCGATGAAGATCGGATGGAGTCGATTCGGGTTTGTTTGCGGTATAAGGTGGTTCGCCTTCTGGTAATAGCCACACGATTGAATCGTCAAACGTACCGCGGCAGATATCACGAAGAGCACCACTGTTGTTTTGCTGAAGGATTTCGACCTTTTCTTTTTTGGTCTTCGCCTTCGCAATTTTTTCTAATACTTCAAATACATAAAGCTTCATGTAAAATCTCCAAGTTCTTCAATCAAATGCTTACAGCGATGCTTGATGAAGTAGTTCATTATTTTGCCTTTTTGAGCAACTTCGCCGTTCACATATCTATTTATTATTTCTTGTTTGAGATGATCCGGTGTCGATGAAAGATCAATCATTTTCTTGTTACGCTGAAAATTGCGGTATTCCTCCGTCGTCATTGCCGACTGAAGATCTTTAGAGTTATACAACTCATCAATTCTTTTTTTCCGCATTGGCGTTTGACGAGTGCCTTCCGTAACAAATACATCGTCGGGCGAGAGAATGTTCGGTACACCGTCTCCACCATCGCCTTTGCAAAGATGTTCGAAAAGGTTTCGATAAGGATCTTTTTCGACGATCGGTCGTTTCGTCATTGGTGAAAACTGCTCGACGTTCGAGTATTTTTGTAATTGAGCAAAGTCTTTGTCGGCAGATACAATCATCACCGGTTCGTTTTGACCAAACTCCTGCGTATGTTCACAAAGAGTTCCGATAATATCATCAGCCTCACAACCGTGAATCTTGATTACTTTGTAGGGAAAGTTTTCTTCGATCTCCTTCTTGACCATATCGATCAGACGAAATACTTCAGCCCAATATTCAGGATCGCTATCACGAGAAGTTTTTCGGTTGGCCTTATACTGAGGAAAAATTTCTTTACGCCAGTTTCCACCAGCGTCTACGGCTAGAACGATCTCACCGTATTTTTTATGAAACTTTTTTCGATATAGCCTAATGCTGTTCAGGATCATATGACGAATGAGATTTTCGTCAGGATCGAGTTTCTGTGTTACAATATTGCCAATAGCAATTGCCGAATAGTCTATCAGTATCATAATTCTTATTTTCCGCTTGTGTTGATCATATCACTAATTATTTGATTTTTTACTTGATCCCAGACTTGACGCATAACATATTCCTTCATAAAACCAGTAACGCACCATGCAAGATGAAACGTTACTGGTCATGTCGTTCAATGTTTGGTTTCTTACGCGGCTTCTGCCATATCCATCGCTTTATTAAGAGCGTGAACTTTACGTGATTGGTTCGACCCAAACCAACTGTTATACATGCGATTATCAGCGGAACGACCCTGCATGTGATCCGTGACATAAGTCACAGAGTTGAATGCCTGCCACCAAGATCCTTCTGCGTACTCAGCGCCAGGTTGTTTCTCAAGAGCCTCGTAAGCAAGTTTACCGTTACGAGAGAGATCTTCAGCGGTCTTGACTTCTTTATCACCAGAAGTTTTCGGAAACACAGTTGCATAGTACTCAATCAACGACTCAGCAGTCACTCGCTTGGAACCGAGATATTGAGCCATCTCTTTATACTGAGCAAACTTTTCGTGAGCGAGTCCTAAAGCTTCTTTGACTTTATCGCCATCAAATTTCGAGGAATGGTTTGCACGATATGAGATGTCGGAGTGCTGATTCAGACTAAACGTCAAGGTGTTATTGCAGACAACACGAATAGGCGTGAACCGAATATCGATGCACTTGCCATACTGATGTGGATTGCTAAAAAGAAGATAACTGTCGACCTGATCACCACCAAAGATATCAAACGACTCTTTGACTTTTGCTAGAGCCCAGATCATTTTACCCTCTTTCAGGGAACCAGCAGTATGCATTTCCATATCGCCGGACAAGACGAACTCAGAAAAGAATTCGAATGCCTCTTCATTCTGAACAGGATTCCAACCGGCACCAACTTGAGTAAGCACCTTGTTGTCGGACGAACGAACAAGAGCTTGAGCACCAGTCTCAATACGTTCACCGTCGATTTCGATAAACGTAGGAACTTTGTTGACCGACCAGTTTAGACCAGCCTTTTCCATCATCTGAGACGGAGTAAGATCGTTACTCACTTCAACACCGAGGCCATGCCAAGGAATCTCGCCGGAGTAAGCCATTGTTTCAACTTCATGCGACATTGTGTATCCTTTCGCTGTTTACATAACTAATATAATTATTTTTGAAACGATGTCAACTGTTTTTTGAGATCATTTCATAAATTTCTTTCCAGTTCTGAACCCGTGGTGCCGATCCTTTATAACCTACATTATGATCGTGTGCCATGAGCACAGAATTTAGACCGAGTTCTAAACCTACTTCGCAGTTTTCAATTTTATCCTCGAGCCAGTAGCAATCGCTTTCACGATATGGTTCTAAAGCCTCGTGCTTGTCGGCGCCTGTATCCAAATACGTAAACTTTTGAAACGCAGTCTGGCCAAACAACCGCTTGAGATTTTCAGTACGTGCTGCACCGGCGGTCGGTTCTAAAGACAGAGACGTGATTGCGTGAAACACGTACCCATGTTTTCGATGCAGTAGATCAACGTAGTACATCGCATCACGCAACGGAGGTAGATAACCAATCGCAGCCGATTCATTGAACATCCGTGTGTACATTTCCTTTTCGGTGTGAGAAAGACCATAACGTTTTTTGATGGAATAGTGATGATCCATTCCATCAACAGGGTATAAGCCGTGACGTGACATCCACTGTTCAAATGAATCAGACCAGTTGAGTAGTACTCCGTCAACGTCAGTAAGAATTACGTTTTGATACATTTATTGATCTTCCTGAACTTGATTCCCAACTTGACGCCAGACTTGATTCATGACTTGATACACAGATTGATACATCATCATTTTTGCTCCTTCAGTTCTGCGAGGGTGGTGGAGACTATGACATCAAACTCAGAAACCATTTCACCCAAATCGTATGCGGGGTTGTCCATCATGCGAAGCCAACAATCGAAAGCCTCCACCGCTTTTGCCAGCTTGGCTTCGGCGGTCGTTGCTCGCTTGTGGTTTTGCTTGGACTGCTCAAACCATTCTGCACCAACCCGATGGGCGTCTTGCAGATCGGCCTCCAGTTCCTCGATGCGGTCGGCTGCATCCAGTGCAATCTGCCGTGCCTCTTTGGCTTTTGCGCCGACCACGTCGATAGTATTCATGAACAGTTCCTTTCGTTGCCTACAACTTACATTAGCATGTGACGCAAACAGCGTCAAGCTTTTTCTGCGAGCATTTCCATCAGCAGCTTGATCTGCGCGTCCCTGTGCGCAATTGTTTCAGCAATGAAGCGAATTGCTTCGTCTTTGCTGAGTGTTTCTAGTGCAACTTGCACAAAGGCCTCGTTTAGCTTTTGCATAGCGTGTATCCTTCTCTGCTATGTTTCCCTATATGTTAATTATAGCACAGAGTTGACCTGCTGTCAACCCTTCTCACGAACTTTTTTATGCGGCTTCATTTGTTGTTCCACTCGGCGGCTTCGCGGACAAGGGCTTGCCACTCGGCAGCCCGAACGCGCCATTGTGCATCGGCGCGGTCCCATGCGTCGGGGTCGTTGGCGTGCATTGCGTCAACACGCTTCTGATTGGCGGCTTCCATGCGCTCGCGGGCGATTTCCTGGTCGCGCATGTTGATTTCTTGGGCGGGGCTGAGGCTGGTCATAGGAGGTTCCTTTCGTTGCCTTCAATACTAATATAACCATTCTCGGAGAGGATGTCAACCGTTTTTTTGAAAAAAAAAACCTCTACGACGATGATCCGCTGATTCAACATACCGGTATCCTTTGAGAGGTTCAACGCAATCGTCAAACACCGGAATGATCTCATTACCATCATATGATTCCCAGTCGGGATTCAGCCTGAGATGGATTTCGATCACTCGACCGCCGATCATCTCGACGTTTACATATGGATACGAATGCCTCAGAGATTTCATTATCGATGGATACTCGATCTGATCGTCAGTTCGTACCCACTTAGACCATTTCCATATCGGATCATTAGGATCTCGAAGGCCCTCGACACAAAGAACCTGATTTCCTTTGATATAATCAACGCTGAGATGGCGACCCGTGAATACCTCGCACCAAAACTCGCCGGGTTCTAATAGATCGTCTGTACTCTTTTCGATCTCAACAAATCGTGCTTTACGACTCATTCCTTCGATGTTGACGACCGGACGAACGATATATCTTCCGGGTTTAGGAACATCGATACCGTGTGGTCCACAGATATATCCTAGTCTCCTCGATAGAATCAGTTTGTCAAAGATCCATGCGTCTTCATTATGAACTTGATACCATGATTGTGAGTCGCTATACATATTCGCCTTATAAATACAGTTGACAATTCAGATCCATTCAAAGGTATATATATGACCATGCTTTGCGGAGAAAGAAATCATCTTCAGCCAACGAACTTCAATCTAATCATCGATAGAATCAACTACCCGAGTTTGAACTATTACGTCAACTCGTTTTCTCACGCCGCGGTCTCTCTGAATAGCACGTCAAACTTCACGTATAAAAGAATCACGAACGTGCCAATCATTGGAGATTCAATTGACTATGGAACAGTGACATTCGACATAATCATCGATGAGGACATTCAGTCTTATACCGAGATATATGACTGGATGAATCGATTGGTTGACAACAAGTATGTTGCGCCATATAATGACACGGATGCGTTACCGTCATCCGAAGAAGATTTGGTTCTGTTGATATATACATCTGCTGACACAGTCAATAAAAAGATCGTCTATAAGAACGCATTTCCGACTGCTCTCGGCGAAATTCAATTCAACTCGACATCGACAGACACTGAAGTGATTACGGTTCCAGTGACGTTCGCATTTACGTACTTTACAATCGAATGATATGAAATCCTTTGGAGAACATTATGGATCTGAACAAAATTCTCGATCAGTGGGAGAATCACGACTGTAAGATCGACAGTCTCAGGTTAGAGCAGGTATCACATGATACACCGCCACTTCACGCAAAGTATCTCCGTTTACATTCGCAAGCAAAAATGAAGTTGGCAAAACTGGAGATCGAGCAAAAGAAACTGCTGAAAGATAAGTGGTTATACTATTCCGGAAAAATGACCAAGGATCAGATCGAGGAAAAAGGATGGGATTACGATCCGTTCGACGGTCTGAAGATACTAAAGAGCGAAATGAATCACTTCTATGATTCGGATCCCGATCTTCAAAACTATGAAGTCAAAATCGAATACATGAAAGAAGTCGTCGACGTACTCAAGGCGATTATAGATAGTCTCAAGTGGAGACATCAAACAGTTCGAAACATTATCGAAATAAAAAAGTTTGAATCAGGTGGATAAACTTACAATCAAAAGAGTAGACTACACGAATCTTTTAGTTGATTGCTCGCCGTCTGTTGCGGCAGAGCTCAACGATGTGTTTTCGTTTTATGTTCCTAACTATAAATGGATACCAAGTGTTCGCAATAAGGTTTGGGACGGAAAGATTCGAATCTTCAACTACAAGACGCATCACTTTCCAGCTGGTTTGTTCGATCATCTACAAGATTTTTGTGACAAGCGTGACTATCAAGTAGACCTGATCGATTCGCAGTATGGTCTACCTAACGTCAAGAGTGAGATCGATCCTAAAGAGATTATGAACTTCATCGAAGGATTGAATCTACACTCGAAGGGAAACAAGATTGCAATCAGAGACTATCAGTTCAACGGTGTCTGTAAAGCACTGGAATCTCGTCGACAGTTGCTTCTTTCACCAACCGGTTCTGGTAAGTCTCTGATCATTTATACACTGATGAGATATCTTCTCACTCATCTCGAAGATAAGATTCTTATCGTTGTTCCTACGACGAGTCTTGTCGAACAGATGTATTCCGACTTTGCCGATTATTCTGAGTTTGATGATTCTTTCAACGTTCAACACGTCTGCCATAAGATATACTCGGGTAAAGAAAAAACTAACGTTCACGAAAGAGTGTTCATTTCGACATGGCAATCGATCTTTCGGTTAGGACCAAAGTGGTTTCAACAGTTTGGTGCCGTGTTTGGTGACGAGGCTCATGGATTTCAGGCAAAGTCGATGTCTTCAATCATGAACAAGTCAAAGAACGCCGAGTATCGTATCGGAACAACAGGAACTCTGAACGATGCCAAGACTCACGAGTTGGTTCTTCAAGGTCTGTTTGGACCAATACACAGAGTGACGACAACAAAGAAACTACAGAACGACGATACACTCGCTCAACTGAAGATCAATATGATTGAGTTGACGTATCCGGATCAGATACGAAAGACGTTCGGTAAACAGACATATCAAAGCGAGATCGACTGGATCGTTCAGAATCAAAAGCGCAACGAGTTTATTACTAAACTTGCTTGTTCGCTCGATGGTAACACACTCTTGTTATTTCAGTTCGTTGACAAACATGGCAAGGTTTTACATCAAATGATCAAGGATACATCACCGGATTTCAAGGTATTCTACGTCTCTGGTGAAACCGATAAATCAGATCGAGAAGCGATTCGGTCGATCGTTGAGCAACAACATAAGTCAATCACGGTTGCCTCTAGCGGCACTTTCTCAACAGGTATCAACATCAAGAATATACATAACATCATATTCACCAGTCCATCGAAATCTCAGATACGTGTCCTTCAATCGATTGGTCGTGGTCTAAGGAAATCTGATAATGGTAAACCTACAAAACTATATGACATTGTTGATAACCTTTGTTATGGACGAAGAAAGAACTACGCAGTTCGACACGCTGAAGAACGACATAATATATACAACAAAGAACAATTTGACGTCAAGATACATAAGGTTCAACTATGAGTAACATTTATCAATATAAACTAGCGACCGGTGAAGAGATCGTTGGCGAACTTATCGAAGAGGACGATGACTTTTTATACTACAAGAACATAGTAGTGATCAATAAAATGTTCATTGATGATAATATCGTTCAAACAATGAACTCATGGATCTCTGGTCAATTCTTTGATAATGATGATACGACTGTAATTGCTATCAATCCATCTCATATCATATCAAGAAATATTCCAACTGAAAATATTCTAGACCAATATCATAAATGCATTGCTTATTACATTCAAGATGATGATTATCTAGAAAACCAACTCGACCTTGATTCAAATTCTGATTCAGACAAACTAAGTAATATTATTTCGTTTAGGTCTAATCTCATTCATTAGAATATTGATTATTGATAATCTGTGTTTTGAATACACTTCACCTATCCGCAGGAAAAAGTGTTCGAAAACATTCTATGAGAGAAACCCAAGATTGGGAAAGGGGGGTTGCCCGGTCTCCTTTTACTCTCTGCTTCAGCAGCGGCACCAACGATGAAGCCCATAGAACGACAGACATCGTGGTCGAGGGTTGCAGGTAAACAGAGCCCTCATCCTGGTGAGAATTATTTGACACAGTGGCGTTTCACCTTTGCCACTACCATGATATATTGTTGGGCCTAACTCGATCTGCACAAGCGTCAACTCAATGAACTTCGAAACTTGGACTCCACGCGAGGTTTGCATCTCTCAAATGAATATGTATACGTCTATATGTATACCACGAGAACGTAGATGTCAACAACATTTTTTAGTCGACCGTGATATTTTTTTACTATACCATGCAAAAAATTCAATGTCAACAACTTTTTTTGGTTGACATCACATTTTTTTCGGTGTATAATGGTTTAAATATTTGTAGGGGTTATTATGAAACAAAAAAAGAGTTACGTCAACAATCAAGAATTCTCTCAGGCTGTCGTTGATTACGTTCGTGAAGTTGAGCGTGCGGAAAAACTAAAGTACAATTACGTTCCCATTGTTCCAGATTATATTGCTGAATGCTTTCTGAAAATTGCTACCGGTCTTTCACGTAAGCCAAACTTCTCTCGATACACATTCAAAGATGAAATGATTATGGATGGTGTAGAAAATTGTCTACGAGCCATTCGTAATTATGACATTGAAGCAGCGACACGTACCGGTAAGCCAAACGCATTTGGATACTTTACGCAGATCATCTATTATGCGTTTCTTCGCCGCATTCAACGAGAAAACCGACAACAAGACATCAAACTGAAGTACATGACCAGTGCTGGTGTCGAACAGTATATGAATATCTCTCATGACAGTCAAGTTGAACAAGCGGCTGCTCTAAATTTTATTGACAGTCTACGTTCAAAGATTGATGAAATCAAGGACTATGATCGTGCGATCAAAGAGTTCGAGGTTGAAGAAAACAGACGTCGACGTTTGAAACAGATTCGACTCGCGGATTCGAACCTCGAGGAATTCATCAATGAGTAAGATCGCAATCATAAACGATACGCATTGCGGTGTACGTAATTCATCTGATATTTTTCTCGACAATGCCGCCAAGTTTTACAACGAGACGTTTTTTCCTTACTGTGTCGATAACAACATCAAACAGATCATTCATCTCGGCGATTACTACGACAACAGAAAACATCTTAACGTCAAATCGTTATATCGTAATCGCAAAGATTTCATCGAACCGATGATTGTAAACGGAATGATGATGGATATCATCCCAGGCAACCATGATACATATTTCAAGAATACGAATGAGATCAATTCACTAAAAGAGGCTTTAGGATTCTTTATCAACGACATCAACATCATTCAAAAGCCACAGGTAATTGAATACGGTAAGACTCGTATTGCTTTGATTCCTTGGATCAACCAAGAGAACTACAATCAGACGATGAACTTCATTTCAAAATGTAATGCTGATATTCTTGGGGGACATCTTGAACTAAACGGTTTCGAGATGGCGAGAGGAATCACCAACACTCATGGTATGGACTCTAAGATGTTTGAACGATTCGAGTTGGTTCTCTCTGGTCATTTTCATACGAGATCGAGTCGTGATAATATCATCTACCTTGGATCGCAACTCGAGTTTTTCTGGTCCGATGCTCACGACGATAAATTCTTTCACGTGCTGGATACAGAAACGAGAGAACTGACAAAAATACAGAATCCACATCGGTTATTCGAAAAAGTTGTTTACAACGACAGTAAAGTAGATTATACTAGCTTCGATTACTCGATCTTTGACCATAAGTTTGTCAAGGTCGTGGTTGTAGAAAAGAACGACACATACCTATTCGACAAGTTCATCGACAATATTCAAAAACGA